AGACTGATGAATGATACATATCTTGGTAACCAAAATATCAAACGTGATGGTGTTGTAACACAATTTAATATCTTCGAGGTAGAAGAGTATAAAAAGTGTATGTCAGATGCTTCTTACTTTGCGTCTAAGTATTGTAAGATCATTCATCTCGATAAAGGGTTGGTTAACTTTGAGCTATATGATTATCAGAGTAAGATGTTTGACCATTTTACAGCAGAAAGATTCTCTATAGTTCTAGCTTGTCGACAGTCAGGTAAGTCTATTTCATCTGTTGCATATCTACTATGGTATGCTATATTTCATCCAGAAAAAGTTGTTGCTATTCTAGCCAACAAAGGTGCTACATCGCAAGAGATGTTGGGACGTGTTACTCTTATGTTGGAACACCTACCTTTCTTTTTACAACCAGGATGTAAAGCTCTTAACAAAAGGTCAATAGAGTTTAGTAACAACTCCCGTATTGTTGCTGCTGCTACATCTGGTTCATCTATTCGTGGTATGTCTGTTAACTTATTGTACTTGGACGAGTTTGCATTTGTTGAAGATGCTGCTACATTCTATACCTCTACATATCCAGTTATTTCATCTGGTAAAGAGACTAAAGTTATTATTACATCTACAGCAAATGGTGTGGGTAATATGTTCCACAAGTTGTGGGAAGGAGCGGTCCAAGCGACGAACGAATATAAACCATTCAGAGTTGATTGGTGGGACGTTCCTGGTAGAGATGATGCATGGAGAGAACAAACTATATCAAACACTTCAAGGCTACAGTTTGATCAGGAGTTTGGTAATACATTTTTTGGTACCGGCGATACATTGATCGATGGTGGTACATTAATGGAGCTTAGATCTAGAAATCCTAGAGGGGTTCTAGAAGGGGGGACATTACTTGTTTACGAAGAACCTAAAAAAGATCATCAGTATATATGCACTGTGGACGTTGCTAAAGGTGTTGGTGGTGATTATAGTACTTTTAATATTATAGACATATCAACTACTCCTTTTGAGCAAGTATGTGTGTATAAGAATAATCGTATTTCTCCATTGTTGTTTCCTAACATCATATATAAATATTGCTCGAACTACAACGAGGCTTATGTTGTTGTTGAGAACAATGATCAAGGAACAATTGTATGTAATGGATTGTATTATGAGTTAGAATATGAAAATCTACATCTAGAGTCTGCTCTGAAAGCAAATGGACTTGGTGTTACGATGAATAAAAAAGTTAAACGTCTTGGTTGTTCTACAATTAAAGATATTGTTGAGAATAGAAAGTTAACTGTTCATGATCAAGATACTATCATAGAGATGTCTACATTTGTTGCTAAAGGTCAGTCATATGAAGCATCTGATGGAAACCATGATGATCTAATGATGAATCTTGTTTTGTTTGGTTACTTTACTTTGGGTGATAGATTCTTAGATATGTCTGATATCAATATGAAAGAACTTATGTTCAAGCAACGAATGAAAGAAATTGAAGATGATATTCTCGATTGGGGATATCATGACGATGGTTTAAATGAGGCAATCCCAGAACCTGAGCCAGATGAATGGAATATTCAGGGTGGAAAGCCTTGGATGGAAGAATATTACTGAGTTTTAAAATGTTATAAATAATGGCAATTGAATATAGCCTTATTATGACATCTTATCATTAACTCAAAAGGAAAAGAGAAATGGCAGCATTTAGTCCCTCTGAATCTCCTGCGATTACAGTTAAAGAAGTGGACCTTTCGGGTTTCGTCCCAAATGTCCAATCTACCACTGGAGCATTCGTAGGAAATTTTCGCTGGGGTCCGGCAAAGAAAGCTACTCTGGTTGACACAGAGGCCACGCTTGCCGAGAAGTTTGGATCCCCAACAGCAACAGGAGCTGTAGACTTTTTGTCCGCAGCACAATTCTTAAGATATTCTTCTGCTATGTTCGTCGTACGCGAACTTACATCAGCAGCTAAAAACGCAACATCCTCATCATCGGTTGTAACTACTGTTAACAACAAAGATCATTGGGAAACAGTAAAGAGTGCATTTGGTGCAGACTCAGGCGACACCAACGTTGGTGCCTGGATTGCTAAATGGGCGGGCGCGCTAGGTAACTCACTCAAAGTAGAAATTTGTACAGCAGCTGGATTTGCAGCTTGGGATTACAAAGGAGAGTTTGACGCAGCCCCAGGAACGTCAGCTTATGCAACAGCAAGATCAGGTGGTGGAGATGAATGCCACGTGGTTGTTGTTGACGAAGATGGGGAAATTTCAGGTACAGTAGGAACAGTACTAGAAAGATTTGCATTCTTGTCAATGGCAAGTGATGCAAAGGCAGCTGATGGTACATCCAACTATGCTTTAGAAGTAATTAACTCAGCTTCTGAATATGTTTGGTTGGCTCATTGGGATGGTGACCTTTCTACCATGGCCAACGCAGGTTCAACAGCTTCTGGTACTACATTTGGTAATCCAAGTGCAGCACTTACTAAATCACTAACAGGTGGTGTAGACTCAGGTACACTTACAACATCTGAAGTAGCAACAGGATTTGATCTGTTTGAAGATACAGACACAATTCAAGTAGACTTCTTGATTGCGCCTGGTATGGCTAGTGCCGCAGATCAAGCAACAGTTGTAAATGATTTGGCAGGTATTGCTGGAATAACTAGAAAAGATTGTGTGGTAGTAACATCTCCAGACAGAGCAGCAGTTGTTAACAACTCTACTCCTGTTACAGCAACAACTACTACAGTAGGTACTTTTAACAGTTCTTCTTACATTGTTGTAGACAATAACTATCTAAAAGTCTACGATAAATTTAACGACCAATATGTCTTTATCCCAGCTGCATCAACAACAGCAGGTGTAATGGCAGCTACAGATGCAAATGCTGCACCATGGTTCTCACCAGCAGGTCAGAGACGTGGACAGTACTTTGGTGTAACAGCTTTGGCTTATTCTCCTACAAAGGCAGAAAGAGACACCCTATATAAAGCTGGAGTCAATCCTGTGGCAAACATTCCTGGCCAAGGCATTCTGCTATTCGGTGACAAAACATTCTTGAACAGACCTTCTGCATTTGACAGAGTAAATGTTCGTAGATTGTTCTTAGTCATGGAAAGAGCAATTGCAGCAGCGGCAAGAAATGTAATGTTTGAATTCAATGACGAGTTTACTCGTGCTGAGTTCGTAAACATTGTAGAGCCATTCTTGAGAGAGATTCAAGGTCGCCGTGGTATTACAGACTTCAAAGTTGTTTGCGATGCAACCAACAATGGAGCAGCAGTTGTAGACCGCAATGAATTCATCGCGAACATCTTCGTCAAGCCCGCACGTTCAATTAACTACGTAACTCTGAACTTCGTAGCTGTTAGAACTGGTGTAGACTTCGAAGAAGTCGCAGGCACAGTATAACAGGTCAGAGGAGTAAATAAATGGCTATTCTAGGAGTAGACGACTTTAAAGCCAAGCTGAGAGGTGGCGGCGCTAGACCTAATCTGTTCAAAGCGACAATCAACTTCCCAGCTTATGCAGGGGGCGATGTGGAAGCATCTTCTTTCCTCTGTGAGGCAGCACAACTACCAGGTTCAACAATCTCACCGATTGTTGTTCCATTCAGAGGTAGACAATTGAAAATGGCTGGAGATCGTACATTTGATGTATGGACTCCAACTATCATTAACGATACGGATTTTGTAATTCGTGACTCAATGGAACGTTGGATGAATGGTATGAATGCACACAGTGCAAACACCGGTCTTGTAAACGTAGTTGATTACGAAGCTGATCTTATTGTAGAGCAACTTGATAAAGACGGTTCAACAATTAAGACGTATAACTTCCGCGGTTGTTTCCCAACAGCTGTATCACCAATCGATCTGAGCTACGCTTCAGAAAATGAGATTGAACGATTCACTGTTGAGTTCCAAGTCCAGTACTGGGAATCAAACACCACATCGTAAAGCCCTATAAATATCGGAGGGGCTACAAACTGGCCCCTCCAACTCTAATTAGGAATTAATATGGCTGAAGACAGTATTAAATTATTTGGGTTCGAAATCAAACGTGCCCGCAATAGACAGCAAGAGAAGCTGCAATCTATTGTTCCTCCGGTTGACGAGGATGGTGCAGGCTTTGTCACAGCTGCAGGTGCTCACTATGGCACATATGTTGACTTGGACGGAGAAAAGTCCAAAGACGAAAAACAATTAATCATGCAATATCGTTCTGTATCCCATCACCCTGAGGTAGATGCTGCGGTCGAAGATATTACAAACGAAGCTATATCATCTAGTCAAAATGAACCTTCTGTAAGATTAAATTTAGATAATGTTGATAACATCAGTGATCAAATTAAGAAAGCGATGACAGAAGAGTTTACATCTGTTCTCTCTATGTTAAACTTTGGTGACATGGGTCACGACATGTTTAAGCGTTGGTACATTGATGGGCGAATGTTTCATCACTTAGTATTAGACGAAAAGAATCTTAAAGCTGGTATTCAAGAAGTAAGACCTATCGATGCTGCTAAGATTAAAAAAGTTAAGCAAATTAAAAAGAAAAAAGATCCTGAGACCGGTGCAACACTAGTTGAGCGTGTTGATGAGTTTTACCTTTATCAAGAAAAGCCAGGTAGTACAAATCAAGGGATTAAAATTACTTCTGATAGTATTTCTTATGTGACATCTGGATTGTTAGATGAAGCACGTAGGAAAGTAGTTTCCCATTTGCATAAAGCACTGAAGCCAATTAACCAATTGCGTATGATGGAAGATTCTTTAGTTATCTATCGTCTGGCTCGTGCACCAGAAAGACGTATATTCTATATTGATGTGGGCAACCTTCCTAAAGGTAAGTCAGAAGAGTATATGAAAGGTATCATGGCAAAGTATCGTAATAAACTTGTTTATGATGCAAACACAGGAGCTATTAGAGATGATCGCAAACATATGTCGATGCTTGAAGATTTTTGGCTCCCTCGTAGAGAAGGTGGCCGTGGAACAGAAATCTCTACACTTCC